ATTTAGTCTTGTGACTAAATTTTAATAATAATACTAAATCGTTATTGAAGCATCGTTGTTATCAATAGTTTAGAAAATGTTTAGAAATAATAAATTATTTCTGCCCGTTGTGTTAGGTTGTTTTGGTTTGTATCTTTATCGTGAAGATGTTAACCACACCATTGTTTTAAAATATCGTTCCGTGTTAAGCACGATTATTGATCTTGGTAGAGTGTCACCACGATTGAATAGTCATGTACTACGTTCAGAATTCCGCGAATGTCCTTTGCCATACATAAATGAGCGCAATGATGGACACTCGCATCCTGCTTCTGCCGCTTGGAGATCAAGTGCTATAACTTTAGCACGATCCTTTTGTGGCAAAGTTGGCATGGAAGCATATTCTTTTCAAGCTTCCGCAGCAGATGTGAGAGATGGGATTGCATATAGTAGAGAGCATTTTTGGATGAAAGATGTTTGCGTACCACATAAAGTAGACGTCGTCAGACCGAACCATTTAATTGTTTTAACTGACGTCGATTATTATGTTGATATGCCACAGTTCCTACTAAAATATGACAATCCCGTTTTATTATACACATTTGCACCAACAAGTGTTGCTGATGAAGCAGGGGAGTTTTCTTTTCGTTTTGAATCGGACGGTAATGTGCGTTATAACGTCTGCGGAGGGGCTAGCCACGTGCATCGTGTATGGGATTACGGTAAAGATGTTGTTACCGTATTAAATTGGCGCGAGACCAAATCATACATAATCGAACGCCGTAAAGCTAACAAACATCATGAATATGTGTTGTTTGTACCATTGGGAACCTGGAGATATTGTTTCTCATGGGCCGCTCGTTTGTTAAATTCTGATAGTTTACGCTATTTGGAAGTGAATCATGGCAGTTTTAATATTTTGGACGTTAAGACTGGTGATGGTATAATTCGTAGTTTAGCTAAAGTTGGTGATTTTAATTGTGCCAACATTTCTATTTCTACCTTTAACGCTATCGCTAGTGTTAGTAAGACGTCCAAAGTGGCCATGGGCAATGCGACTGTACAGAGCTGGATCAATAATGATCGCAGTGCTGCAGCTGTGTTGGTTGAATTCTTCCGCTCCGTTACTCCTGTTACACCAGCATTTGTGTACCCAGCTGTCGACGGTGTGCGTTCTTATCAGATTGTACAAGATGTTAATCAATTAGATGATTCTGCTGGTTTGATGTATGCATATATGTCACCGGTTTATCCTAATACTTTTGTACCTACTAAATCTAAAACAAACGAAGCAGCTGCTGTTCTTGGACGTGTCGTGGCGCCTGCAGCCGAGGCCCGGAAATTGGCTGGTCATGCTATGAGCAAATTTCTGCTAACAGAGATGGAGACATTTACATCTCTAATTGTACCTGATATTGGTAGAGGTGTCCCAATGGACATAGAGGACGTTTTTGAGAGACAAAATCGACCTACTCAGCGAGCCTTGCTAAACCAAGGTGATGCTGCTCTACCTGTACGCGAATGTGTTACTTTTCTTAAAGCTGAGCCATATCAAAATATCTCTGATCCTCGCATTATTACTACGTATAACAGCGTAGATAAAAGAGAGTATTCCAGATATATTTATGCTTTGGCTGAACATGTTAAGACTTGTAAATGGTACAGTTTTGGCAAAACACCTTTAGAAATTGCACAACTCGTCAGTGAAGTTTGTTGCGATTCAAGGTTTGGAGTTTGTTGTGCCGATGCGAGCCGTATGGATGGTCATATACACGCGCATGTGAGGGTATTGGAACGTTTGGTGTTGTTAAGATTTTTCCGTATGGAATATGCAACAGCGATAATTGATCTGCATGGAGCTCAATATAATTGTAAGGCTAGAACCTATCAAGGTGTTAAATATAAGATTGATGATCAGCGTGGTAGCGGATCTCCTGAAACAGCTCTATTTAACACACTAGTCTCAAAATTTATTGATTATTTGGCACGACGTCTACAAGGGACACCAGCCGAACAGGCTTATGCGGCCCCTGGTCAATTCGCAGGTGATGACAGTATTACTGTAGAGTATTCTGATGTGTGTATGGCTGGATCAACCTTAGTGAAGGCTGGTGCCATGATTGGACAAGTGATTGAAAACGTTGAGTTCTTACGCGGCGCAAAAGGGGTTAATTACCTATCGCGCTTTTACTCTGAGAACGTTTGGATGGGAGATTTGAATACCATATGCGATTTGCCTAGAGCTTTGGGTAAACTGCATGTTACACATGGCATCAAAATTGAACCTCTCATCAAGTTGCAACAAAAATTGTCTGGTTTGACACGCACTGATAGAAATACACCAGTGATTAAACAAATAATCGATGCAGCAGAACGTGTTGGAATGCGATTATTTAGTGCACAGGAAGTAGGCGGTGTTAGACCGCTGGTTAGTTGGTGGGCTTGGTATGATACAGATGTTAATTGGCCGAATGAAGGTGTATGTGATGAATTATATTGTTTAGATAATGTGTTGCCAGGAGTAGATGTTGGTCCACTCTTTCATTATTTGGCAACAATCACATGTGCTACTGATCTTTTGACCATGCCTGTCATACTTAGCAAAGATGAATTACCGGCCAAACCCAAAACTGCGATCGTAATCGTTGACGACGAAATTATCGTGACCAAACCTAAACGTGAGTTTAGTGAAAGGAAATATGATGATTCTGTCGTTGGCGACGTGAAACGCACTTCCATCTGTCGTAATTACGCGAGTGGTGAATGTCGGTACGGAGACAAATGTACCTTTTTACACGCCACCAAACCAAATCAACAAAATAAACCATGTTTTGACTTCTTAAATAAGAAATCATGTGTTAGAGGAGAAACATGTAAATTTTCACACACAACGAGTGACGGGAATAAAGTCAAGGTCAAAGGCAAGTGCCACGACTTTGCTGCTGGTAAATGCAACCGGATTAGCTGTAAATTTGAGCATTAGGGTGGACGCACCCTTCCATTTAACAATTTTTACATTTCCGCTCGTGCATTTATTTTATATAAGTTTTATTTATTTCTATTTATAGTGTTTTAGTTTCTTATTTCTATTTATCAAATTCACCTATTTTCAATTAATTAGTACAGCCATGTCGTACTACGCTCAACAAGTTTTGTGTAACGCACACCACTCATCCAGTTGCCAGGATGCTGCTGTTTGCGCTCTCAAACGCGCAGTGCAAGATGGCCTAAATACTATCGTTAACACACGTAAACGTAAGTTGTCTGAGCATCATCCAGATGACGATTTTGATTATGTAATTTCTATTAAAAAGGTCCGCAATGCTTATAGTATACGTTCTCAGATTGGCTTTGACCCCTGTCTTGGTGCCAATCCTATTAGTATTGTGGTCCCGGCTGACCGGTTGGTTGGCGTTGAACTTAATCCTGGTCCGCACACAGTCTCAACTGCTGAAGAAATAGAGAACGCTGGTACCTATGGTACTAGCAATCCCAATTTTCTCGACAAAGGTGTTCGGTATATTTTGGATAAAGTGCTCAACACTTCACATGCTACTAGGAGAGCTGCGCTTGTTAAGTTGCGCAATTTCCAAGCACACCGTTCTGATCACTCCGCTAAACATGTCCCCGCACCGCAGCTAGTGGGCATTGAAAGCAACCCTGGACCTGATCATGAGTTAAAAGGTGCGCTCAAGAAGCGTCATCCACCTACCAAAGCCAAAAAGAAAGAAGTGATTCTTGAGGTTGCCCCTACCCCCAAGAATAGAGCTTTTCCACCCGCATTATCAAAATCAAAAGGTTTGCAGATGACACGCCATCAGGCCCCAGTCACCACAAGCTTTAACTACACAGCGACGCCGCCTAAAATATTTGTTAATTCAGATAACAAATCCACTAGATATGTACACACTGAGTACATACGTGATTTGACTTCAAACGTGGTGCCGAATACTTTCACTACTTTAGGTTATTTCATCAACCCGGGGAACGTTAATTTATTCCCTTGGTTATCTACTCAGGCCTCTTCTTTTAGTAGTTATAAATTCAATAGCTTGCGGTTTGGTATCGATTCAATAGTCGGTACTGGCCAAAATGGCATGTTTTGTTTGGCATCTACACCTGATCCACAAGATTTATTACCAAATTCCAAATCTTCATTTTTGCAATTGGAGAATGCTGCCAGGGCTAATGCTTGGAGTCATTTACAACATGTTGTTCCGAACGACATGCTTAAAAGACTCCCGCTTTATCTTACTGCTGACCAGCTCGGAGGTACCACAACTGACTCTACCAGACAAATCGGTCAGTTGTTTATTGGTAATCAGCTAGATGCCGCTAGTATCGTTTTTGGTGAGTTATATGTCACTTATGATATAACTCTTTCACATCCACAAGTGCCTAACCCGTTGACAGCATTTTATACTGCAAATAGTATATCACATGCAGCTGCTGCAACTGTTACTCCATCGTTTGATCTTTCTCAAGTAAATACAGGTAATGTTCCAGTCACGAATTTCGACAACACCGGCGCGTCCTTTGCGTATTGGAATCGTGTTGAAACTGGAGGCAAATGTTTGCATATACGTTTGCTTGGTTACATGAACTCATCCTCTACCTGCGTGTTTTCTACCGCTAGTTTACCCTACCACGCCGCTGGTATCTTTGTTGATTCTAGTGGCGGGTCGCTTGATTCTAACGTCATTATGGATGATGGTCTGATCGGTTTGGGCACTTACAGCCCTGGTGTAATACAAACCGTGGAATTCCACATCTACGTGCGTAACATGCCTACTCCATTTTTCATGAACTGGGGTGGTACGTCAATGACCACAACTGGCAGCTCTGCTTTCACAATCACATGGCAACTAGTAGTTTCACCGATTTTAGATCGTGCTGAACTTGGGGCGCCACCACCACTTTTGAAAGCAAAGCATGATCCTGAACAACCAACAACAATCACAACATTCGGCGCTTCCAAAGCCCCACTGCCCATTACAACTGGCTATCAACTGATTTAATTGAACCCACCATTATCATCATTTTATTATTATTGTTATTATTATTATTTTCGCATATGTTTATCGATTTCCCTTTCTGTTTCCTTATTTTAATTTAACGGCTTTTAACGAAACGTTACATCGCTCTGGGGTATGTCCCTGGATTTTCTTTAGAGC